GCCCAGTTAATAAAAAAAGGACAGTCCGAAGACTGCCCTAGAGATACTGCGTTACTTACAGTATTTAGTTTCGATGTCATCGATGAATAGGTTTAGAGAACCCGCTTCAATCTTTGCACGAATCTGTGCCCATGCCTCATCTTTCTGCTTTGCAGTAGCGTCGGTATAAGCTTTATCCATTCGGATACTGACCGCTGGTAAGTTGTTTACCAGAGATATAGTAGGGAATAGAATGTGGTCATACTTACCCTCGGTCATAGTTAAGAAAGAGTATTTAGACTTACCATCGGCTTTGGAATCCCAGGCCTTGGCTACCATTCTAGTCTTATCACTAGCATTCTTAAAAGAGCACCTTGTATAACCTTCTCTGATTCCAGAGTCGATTAGGTCAGTAAGTGCGTTAGTATTATTTTGATTACTCATAATAGTTACCTCGTATAGTTTGTAATCTGAATAAGCCAACAGAATGAATTTCTATTTAACAACCTATTCACTAAATTAAATGATAAAGAATTGCGTTGTTGATTATCGTAAGATAAACAACCAACAACCAATTCTTGAGAGGTAACATATTATGAGACAAGGTTCCAAGAGTTGTTTTTTGATGTGTGTGGTCAGTTGCGATTCGGGGTCGGGGTGCCTATCTGGCAGTATGGATGGGGGAATGAGACAGCGATATAGTAATACTTTTTCAAAAAAATTTTCCACAAAAAATTTACAAGTTATCCACACATGTGGTATTTTTAGCATATGAGTTTAGTCGAAACACAGGTTGCAGAAGTAACTGATCAAGACAGAGCAGAGTTGCAATCCCATTTTCCGTACGCCGGAGTCAAACTTTCTGAGCTCTCTGTACAAGAAGAAAGACTTATTTTGTTCTTTATTAGAGGATTAAGTAAAGCTGCAGCAGGCCGTGCTGCCGGTTATAGAAACATGGACCACGTGTACGAAGTGTTTAAAAAACCAAAAATACAAAAAGCAGTTGAATACCTCCGAGAAGAGATGCGCGAAGAAGTTAAGTTCGATCGAAACACGGCCACCGTCATGTATCTTGAGGCCCACCGAAAATCGGCAAATGCCACAGAAGAAAAAAACGTCGTCGACTCCTTATGTAAACTTCATGGACTATTTGCTCCTGAACAAGCGACCCAGGTCAATATAAACGTAGACAAGATTCAACAACTAGAACGACTGCCGGATGCCGAGCTTCTGAAGTTGGCTGGGGTTGATATGTCTTATTTAGAACCTAAAGGAGAAACTAATGACTAAATACGCGCAACAGGCGAGAGCCACCAAACGTAAAATGAAAAAGAAGAAAGGAAAAAAATTTCCTGACTTAACTGGAGATGGCAAAGTAACATTTGCTGATATATTAAAGGGTAGGCTCAAAAAATCTAAAAGGAGGAAAAAATGAGTACAAGCAGTAAAAAACAAGAAAACAAAAAGAATGACCCGGTCGGCTATGACGACAATAACGTAAAAGCAGTAAACACTACTAGATTTCAAAATCTAACAGAAAAATTCGCAAGCTTTATGGATGGAGCTATTCAAGGCGGCATAAACAATTCGCAATATACACAAGTAAAGCAAGCTGTTGATGCCGGAAAAAAAGCAGTAGAAAAGAAAAAGAAGAAGCCAAAGAAGGCAATGTAAAGGAGAAAATATAATGCACTGTATTAACGCACCAGTAAAAAAGATGTCCATGAAAAAGGGCAAAAAGAATAAAGGGTATTCAGGAGGAAAAAATGCCAGCAAAAAAAAGAAAAAGTAGTAAGAAGAAAAAGGGAGCAACCCCAACTAATCCTGCTCTATATGCAAGGGTAAAAGCCGAAGCTAAACGAAAGTTTAAGGTCTACCCAAGTGCATATGCCAATGGGTGGTTAGTAAGAACTTACAAGAAACGCGGTGGCGGTTATAGATAATGGCTAAACCAACCGGCGGCCTAACTGCATGGTTTGGTAAAGGGCCGAAAGGTGATTGGGTCGATATCGGTGCCCCAAAGAAAAAAGGTAAATACCAGCCTTGCGGTAGAAAATCTGCCAAAAAGAAAGGCAAACGTAAATACCCGAAATGCGTGCCGAGATCAAAAGCTAGGTCTATGACCGCAGCACAGCGAAAAAGCGCAGTTAGAAGAAAACGAGCAGCGGGGAATCCAGGCGGGAAGCCACGTAACGTAAAAACTATAGTCAGGAAAAGGAAGCCTGCAGTAAAAAGAAGGAGGACTCGTGCCAAGAAAAAGAGATAAAATGCCTAAAAGGAACAAAAAGAACTTTAGGCCAACGAAAAAAGGCGCTGGGATGACTAGAGCAGGCATAAAAGCCTACAGAAGGAAGAATCCAGGGTCAAAATTAAAGGGAGCAGTCACAGGAAAAGTCAAAAAAGGCTCAAAAGCGGCCAAAAGACGTAAATCTTACTGCGCTAGAAGTGCAGGACAGATGAAAAAGTTCCCAAAAGCAGCAAAAAACCCAAATTCAAGACTAAGACAGGCCAGAAGAAGATGGAAGTGTTAGAAATAGCCATAGGAATCATCGTATGTATAGGTGCAGGAGCTTTTGCCTATGTATCTAGCCACATAGTTGAAGAAAATAAACAGGGAAAACGCATAGCTTTCCCTTGGGAAAAGGAGTAAATATGGGATACGGTAAAGGATATTCTAAAAAACCGGCAAAAAAGAAGAAAAAGCCGGCTATGAAGAAGAAAAAAACTAAAAGATACTAAGTGACCGACATAACTAAGATAGAATGCTATAAGTGCAAGAAACTTTTAGCAGATAACCTCGTTCAACCTAACGGTTTGTGCGTTTATTGTGCTGCGGACGAAGCAGATCAGCTTCCGCAGCCTAAAAAACAACCAAAAACACCTAATAAACAACAAATTCGTGCAGAACAAGAACTGGCAATGCGTATATTGTCACGAAAACGTATGCTGCCATTTGTAGAGAAGTTTAACCCTGATTACCAAGCAGGATGGGTGCACAAAGACATCTGTAATAGATTAGAAAAGTTTAGCCAAGATGTTGCTGATCAAAAATCCCCAAGATTGATGCTTTTTATGCCACCTAGGCATGGAAAAAGCACCTTGGCCAGTGTTGCCTTTCCTGCTTGGCACTTAGGGCGTAACCCAGGACATGAGTTTATTAGCTGTTCATACTCGGGCTCTTTGGCGATGAGCTTTTCTAGAAAGGTCCGACAAGTTTTAAGAGAACCAACTTATAAGTCTATCTTCGAAAGTACTAAACTAGACAAAGACTCACAGTCAGTAGAGTCTTGGCAAACAACCCAGGGCGGCGGTTATGTTGCAGCTGGTGTTGGTGGTGGTATTACCGGTAAAGGTGCGCACGTGTTGTTGATCGATGATCCTATCAAAAACCGAGAGGATGCAGAGTCTGAGAATAACAGGGAGGCGACCTGGGACTGGTATACCTCTACTGCTTATACTAGGCTTTCCCCTGGTGGGGGTATACTAGTCATTCTGACTAGATGGCATGATGATGACTTAGCAGGTAGATTACTGCAGCATGCCGAAAGTGGCGCAGACGAATGGGAGGTAGTTAAATACCCAGCTATTGCAGAAGAAGACGAAGAGTTTAGGGACCAGGGCGATCCGTTGCATCCAGAACGATATAATTTAGAGTCTTTAGGACAAATACAAAAAGCTATAGGGCCTAGAGACTGGACTGCGTTGTACCAACAAAACCCTGTGTCTGATGATGGTGATTACTTTACCAGAGAGATGATTCAGTATTATGACCCACCCGAACTAGATTATGATAGACTTCGATACTATACAGCCTGGGATTTAGCGATTGGGCAACGAGATAGGAATGACTACTCAGTAGGAATAACAGTAGGTGTAGATGAATATGATAATATGTTTATTGTTGACCTAATCCGTGGCAAGTATGACGGTTTTGAGTTAGTAGAAAAGATATTAGATTTCTATGAACAATGGAGACCTGGTATTATTGGGATAGAAAGAGGCCATATAGAGATGGCTATTGGTCCTTTTCTACAAAAACGTGTTGCGGAGCGTAAATTACACTCGGCATATTTTAAAGATTTAAAAGTAGGTAGACGTGACAAAGAAGCTAGAGCAAGAGCTATACAGGGTAGAATGCAACAGGGTAGAGTATTTGTACCCGAAGATGCAGCCTGGACAAGTACCTTGGTGGCTGAACTTTTGCGTTTTCCTAATGGCGTGCATGATGACCAGGTCGATGCCCTTGCTTGGGTTGGTTTGATGATGGCAGAGTACGCAACTTTTTATGAGGCGCCGGAGCATATACCTTCTTGGCGAGATAGGTTAAGATATATAGCGAAAAGCACAAAAAAGAAATCAGCGATGAGTGCGTAATATGGCTTACAAAAGAAAAAAGATAAAAAAGAATCTAAATAAAGCAGAGGAACTCGCTCTAGCAAAGACCCAGTGGAATGCTTATACACGTGCTAGAGACCATGGCCACGAAGAATATGTGCACATGGCGAAAAAATGTGACATGTATTATAGAGGCGACCAGTGGGATGAGTTTGACATGCAACAACTCGACGACCAGGGCAGGCCCGCACTAACAATAAACACTATTCTACCCACGATCAATGCAGTGCTCGGAGAACAAAGCACGAAAAAAGCAGATATACAATTTAAACCTAGAGGCGGCGGTAACCAAGAAATAGCAGATGTACTTACTAAGGTTTACCAACAAATAGCAGACAATAACAAACTAGAATGGGTAGAGAACCAAGTATTCTCTGATGGGCTTATACAAGACAGAGGATATTTTGATGTTCGTATAGATTTTAGTGACCATGTTATAGGTGAAGTCAAAATAGAAGCAAAAGACCCATTAGATATTCTTATTGACCCAGATGCAAAACATTATGACCCAAGAACTTGGAATGAAATATTTGAGTCTAAATGGATGAGTATAGATGAGATAGAAGAAACTTATGGGCAAGACAAAGCGGACAAGTTAAGAATGTTAGCTGAAACAGGTACTACTATGGGTGCAGACTCTATGGAGTTTGAGGAAGAAAGGTACGGAGATACTGACGAATATAATTACGGGCAACAATATCCAGGTGATCCAGAGAATGCACGCATGCTCAGGTCAATTAGAGTTATAGAAAGACAGTATTACAGACTAAGAGAATGTATGTTTTATGTAGATTTAGTTACAGGTGATATGCGTGAGATACCTAATAACTGGGGTAAAAAGAAAAGAGAAAAGTTTGCCGATGATTATGGCTTAGACATAATGACAAAAACAATGAGATGTGTGCGCTGGACAGTAACCGCAGACACTGTAGTTCTGTTTGATGATTGGTCCCCATACCAACATTTTACAATCGTTCCTTACTTCCCGTACTTTAGACGGGGCAAACCGTTCGGTATGGTACGAAACTTATTATCACCACAAGAACAGCTAAATAAAATAACATCGCAAGAGCTACATATAGTTAATACAACCGCCAACAGTGGTTGGATCGTAGAGAACGGTTCTCTTTCCGGTATGACAGCAGATGATCTAGAAGAACATGGTGCGGAAACTGGCCTCGTATTAGAGTTTAATCGTGGCTCTACGCCTCCAGCCAAAATACCGCCTAACCAAATACCTACAGGACTAGATAGGTTAGGGCAAAAAGCTGCCGCTAATATAAAACAAATAAGCGGTATTACAGACGCAATGTTGGGCCAAGACAGTGCAGAAGTTTCAGGTGTAGCAATACAAGCAAAACAGAACAGAGGTTCTATGTTGTTGCAAGTGCCTTTGACTAATTTAGCTAAAACAAGACAATATTTAGCAGAGTCTATCTTAAAATTAATACAGTCTTACTACACAGAAGAAAGAATTATTCAGATTACAGATGAAGAAGACCCATACAAACCTAGAAAACCACTGCGTGTTAACCAAATGACACCAGAAGGTCAAATTATAAATGACCTACAGTTAGGAGAATATGACGTTGTGGTATCTAGTGCTCCTGCTAGAGATAACTTTGACGAAATGCAGTTTGCTGAAGCTATATCATTGCGACAAGTTGGCGTGCCTATTCCAGACGACATGATCGTAGAATACTCGCACTTGTCACGTAAAGCAGATATTGCAGATAGAATAAGACAAATGCAGGGTACTGCACCACCAACACAAGAACAAATACAACTTCAGCAATTCCAAATGGAGTCGCAGATCAGAAGTACGCAGCTTGAGATAGCTAAACTAGAAGCAGAAGTATCTAACTTACAAACATCTGCTGCACTAAACGCTGCGAAAACAGAACAAGTTTCACAAGAACCACAGTTGAAGATTGCTGAATTACAAAGTAAAATTCAAACTAAACGTGAGGAGCTTGATTTACGTGAGAAGTTATCAGCATTGACAAACGAGATGCGTAAAGAGCAGACTGATACCGCAGCAGCAGCTAAGATGGCTACTGAAGCAATGAAAAACTTAGACAGAACAGGAGGTACCGAATAATGGCTAAGGAAGATAATACTAATACTGAAGAAAATATAACGCTGGACGTTATGCCTGGCGCAGACCCTGTGCCTGAAGAAGAGCAGGGGCAAGATTTTAAAGTCGATATGAATTTTGAAACTCAAGAGGAGGAAGATGAAAACGAATCAGAGACTGAGGAAGAACCACAGGAAGGAACTGAAGAGGCTGAAGAAGAGGAAGAGACTGAAGCAGCTGCTGAAGAACCAGAAAGTGGAGGAGAAGAAGGCGTACTGGAAGAAGATGAGGGAGATACACAACAACCTGAGGAATCAGTTGAGGCAGGAGTTGATGAAGAAGCACCAAAAGAACCTATGATACCTAAGTCTAGGTTTGATGAAGTCTTACAAAAACAGAAAGCGCTACAGAAAAAACTTAACGAAGCCCTTGCTCCAAAAGTAGAGGATGTTAAAGAAGCACCAGAGTTTAACTTTGAAGAGAAAGAAAAAGAGTACCAAACACTTGTGCTTGAAGGTGAATCAGAAGCAGCTACAAAATTGCGATCTGAGATACGAGCTGCAGAAAGACAACAATTAATGTTTGAGATGCAAGCGAAGATGGGCCAGACAGTAACTCAAAACCAAGAAATGGTTGATTTGCAAACTAAAGCAACCCAACTAGAAGCCATGTACCCTGAGTTAAATCAAGCAGACCCTAACTTTGACCAAGATAAAACAAACGAAGTATTAGAACTTAGAGATGCTTTTATCACTCAAGGTTATATGAGTGCAGATGCTTTGCAGAAATCTGTAGATTTATTAATGGGCAAAAAACCAGCAGCTACAGTAGATGAAGTTCAACAACAAGTAGCAGAAAAGAAAAAAGTTGCTAATACTACTAAGAAGATACAAGCGGCTGAATCACAGCCTCCTGCTATGAAAGGGAAGAACAAAGTAGACAAAAAAGTAGATATAAATAGTATGTCCGTAGATGAGTTTGATGCTCTACCCGCAGAAACTTTAAAAAGAATGCGTGGAGATTTCGGATAAACTGTGGTATAAATTAAATAAGTTCGCACGTAAGAGCGATATCTTACCAGGGTCGTTCCTGTAAAAAATCGTTTTATCGCCCACCACAAGGCGTAAAATTGGTCGGGGTCGTACTCCGTAACTAACGAAATCGTTGCCCCAACGACAAAGGGTACACGGATAAAAGTCGCTCCAATAAGTCGACTGGTTAATTTTAATTAATGGAGACATTATCATGGCAAATACTAATTTTGCTGCGTTGACCAGTGAACAACTTACCATCTGGTCTCGTGATTTTTGGCGTGTCGCTAGAAATATGTCCTTCGTTAACCAATTCGCTGGTAGCGGTTCCAACGCTATGGTTCAGGTTATATCTGAACTTACCCAGTCTGAAAAAGGAGCTAGAGCAGTATTAACTCTTTTAGCTGACATGACAGGCGACGGTATTGTTGGTGACAACACCCTCGAAGGGAACGAAGAAGCACTAAGAGCTTTCGACATCGTCGTAACAATTGACCAACTAAGATTTGCAAACAGATTATCTGGTAGACTTGCAGATCAAAAGTCAGTTGTAAACTTTAGGGAACATTCAAGAGATGCACTTGCATACGCAATGGCTGACAGAATGGACCAATTAGCATTCCTTAC